GTGGTTATATGTAAATGGAACATCACCTACTTTTTATAACTAATACTTCATTTTAGAAACCAAATAAAGTATCTCCGACTTCATTTTAGAAACCAAATAAAGTATCTCCGACTTCATTTCTGAAACCAAATAAAGTATCTCTGAGAGGATTCCACCATCACGTGGAACACTATTTAGCGAGCCAGCCTCGCGCACACCAAGCACGCTAAACGCGCGCGACCACAAAGAACTGGCATCAGCCTTGCGGGGCCAAAAAAAAGGGGCCGCTGACCTTGCGGCCAGCGACCCCCTTGTCGGTAATTAATTACCTATTAGACCAAGCATTTACAAACGCTTCGATTGCAATGCCTAATGCTTTACTGTCTGCCGTGGGATCACCACGACTTGCAGCCGTCTTGCATTTAGATTTTAGATCATCAAAAACCTCTGCAAGCCTAACATCAAACGATTTAGTTGCGCTACGTTCACGCTTTTCACCTTTGATTTCTTTTTGTAATTGCCTTGCTTCGGCTGTTAGTTTACCTAACTTATTGCTCGCATAGGTAGAAAAATTATCACGCCATTGTTTTACTACTCTATGCTTTGCCGGTTCGGTATCTTTAAGACTACCGAATGATTGGCTACTAAACGACATTGCAAAATCAACCCCGATAAAAGCTCTTTCGAGTTTATCGCATAGTTTTTTCTGTTTATCATCTAAGCCGTCGAAAACAACATAGTTGCCATCGACTATGACATATTCAACCTTTGGGTTATTTTCGTTATACCGAAGCTGATAACCCGAATAAAGTGTTGCTTTATCCGTTTTACTGATTTCTTCTGGAAACCCGACAATATTGGCTAGGGCATATTTAGCCATTGTCCGGAGAGTGTCCCCGGTAACAGCTTGTTTATAACCCAAATCCGCAATTGACGAATAAGAAGTGTAATCAATGGAAAGGTTGGTTTGTGACATTTTAATCCCCTAATAAATGGGTTGAAAAAAATATCGCAAATCGCATGTCGGGCGACTTGCGATGAATTGACATTACCACAATGGGTATTAATGTAAAGTTCCATGGGGGGTGGCATGCTATATAGCGCGATTGCCCACGCCCGCACTGCACGCGCCCGACGACAAAGAACTGGCATCAAATGCGTAGGCCACAAAAAAAGGGGCGGGGCCGAAGCCCCAACCCCCTAGCTCAGTCGGCGTACTGATATTCGTGCCAGTACCGCCTGTAGAACACAACCGCTGCAAGCCGTTGGCTCAAAATAGATACGCCGGATACCCACGCCGTTGCGTCGGTAGGCTCTTCCCACTCATTGCACGCGGCCACTTGCGTGCCGTCCACGTGCTTCCACAAGCAAGCGCCCGTGATGGGCGACTTGTCAATTACAAACCAATCATCTGTGCTCATAGCACTCTCCAAGGTTGTGGGGGCCGAAGCCCCCGGTTGATTAGCGGCGCATGAATCCAAGCATCTCTGCTTTTTCTTCACGTGCCACCCGTTTAGCGAGCCGCATTTCTTTCTTTGCGGCACGCTTCACTTCGTGCGGTTCAAGTTCTTCCTCGTAAGGTGGAAGAACAATCTCCGTCAGTTCGCCGGTGGATGCGTCGAACACCCAGCAGCGGTAGTAACCGTTGTCCATGACTATCTCCTAAGTTGGGGGGCCGAAGCCCCCCGAGGGTTAGATCAATCGGATCGCAAGGATCAGATCAACCACCGCAAGAACCCCAAACGCTACTGCTAGGGTAGCGTCAGGGAAGATCGGCGCGTGCCGTTGAGTACGATACGCAGACCAGCCGATCTGCCCCACACGGAAGAAGTGGATTCCTCCGACTTTACGATATGAAACCATGACGGTCTCTCCTGAGTCTGCTGCGAGGGATTCGCTGCATTGAGATCAACCTACCAAAACCCGTGGCAAATGTAAAGTTTCACGGGGGGGAGGCCCGAAATCGCCCCGACCCGGCCCCCCATGCCCCCCACCCCCCGGATTCCCGCGATGGGACCCGCTCCCCCTATACCCTTGAATACGCACAAATAACCACAGAATTTCCCAAATCTCACATGGTTAAACACATCATCAGCCCCCCTTATGTAAATTTTTCTAAAAAATCTCCAAATCATATGTAAACTTACACCCCCGAAAACTCCCTTTTTCCAGCCCGCCTCCACCCCTTGTTCCATAGAAACACCCCCCTTATGGGACCCAAACCTCCCCTTGCTCTTGCATAAATATATTTTTGTGATACATTAGTGATCATGACTACCATTGTTCCCCCCATCGAAGAGAATATTCCTCTTCCAGATAACGCGCGGGAAGCTTTCCCTGAGTTGACGCCCACTCAGGAATTGAACATGCGTGCGAATGTTGTGAAGCTAATGGCCGATTTGACGGGTCAAGTGATCACGCCTACGCAGGACAATGTGGATCAGGCTAACGATCTAGCCCGCATGATGATGACCGACCCCAAGCACCGCCCAGAATTTGGCCGGTATCCGAATGAAACCCTTGCGTACCTTGCAGGGATGGTCGCTCAGATGAATGTGTCCATCGTTGATGAGCTTTCTGACCTAAAGATGTACGTGGTCAATAGGCTGGTGATGGAGGTCGAGAACGCAAAGGACGCCAAGAATCGTATTTCTGCCCTATCTAAGCTAGGGGAAGTCGATGGCGTTGATGCGTTTAAGCGCAGAACCGAGATGACGGTTAAAGTGCAGACCATCGAAGAGGTTGAGAAAGAACTTTTGCTTACTCTAGATAGCCTTGAGTCCAAAGTAATCGATGTAGAGGCTAGAGAAATCGTAAGTAAAGATGCAACTAACTCCTGAAAAGCTGTTTAAGTTGCGGCAAGCTCTCCCGTCTATGCCGGAGAAGCAGAAACGCCGCACGTTAGAGCTAATCAAGACCTACGAAGCGGGTATAACCCAGACTATTGCCCGAGATTCGTTCTTAGATTTCGTAAAACATGTCTATCCGGGCTATAAAGTAGGCCCACACCACCTGAAATTGGCTCAAATCTTCGAAGATATAGCCAAAGGTGCGAAAAAACGCGTGATTGTTAACATCGCGCCCAGACATGGCAAGTCGGAACTCATATCCTATCTTGCACCGGCATGGTTTTTAGGAAAGTATCCCGAGAAAAAGATCATCATGTCCTCGCACACTGCTGATTTGGCGGTGAACTTCGGGCGGCGGGTGCGAAATCTGGTGGGATCGGAGAGCTATCGGGATATTTTTCCTCAGATAGAACTACAGGCTGACTCTAAATCGGCTTCAAGATGGGGTACAAACTTCAATGGCGAATACTTTGCTATTGGCGTTGGAGGTGCTCTCGCTGGTCGGGGCGCTGATTTGTTCATTATTGACGATCCACACTCTGAGCAAGAAGCCAAAACCGGACGACCTGACGTTTTTTTACCTGCTTGGGAGTGGTTCCAGTCTGGGCCTCTTCAGCGGCTTATGCCGGGTGGCGCAATCATTGTTGTGATGACCAGATGGTCCAAATTGGACCTAACGGGACAGATTGTGTCCCAGATGAACCGGGAAGAAGGCGTAGATAAGTGGGAAGTTATTGAATTTCCTGCAATCAAAGATAATGATGAGGCGTTATGGCCTGAATTTTGGCCCGTTGAAGAACTTCTGGCTAAAAAAGCGGCGCTTGATGTACGGTATTGGAACGCCCAATACATGCAGAACCCCACTTCTGAAGAGGGGGCATTAATTAAGAGAGAATGGTGGAATATCTGGGATAAAGAAGACCCGCCGCAATGCGATTTCGTGATTATGAGTTTGGACGCGGCGCAAGAGACCAATAATAGGTCTGACTATAACGCGCTCACCACTTGGGGGGTCTTTTATAATGAAGAGACCAATAATCACGCCATTATTTTGCTCAATGCCATCAAAAAACGGATGGAGTACCCAGACCTCAAAAAGATGGTGCTAGAGGAGTACAAAGATTGGGAGCCGGACGCGTTTATGGTGGAGAAGAAGTCTAATGGCTCTCCCCTTTACCAAGAATTTAGGCGTATGGGCATCCCGTGTCAGGAGTTTACTCCGGGTAAAGGGCAGGATAAGATAGCTAGGGTAAACGCAGTAAGTGATTTATTTGCATCAGGTATTGTTCACGCGCCTGACCGTAGGTGGGCCAAAGAAGTTATTGAAGAGTGTAATGACTTCCCAAGTGGCGCTAATGACGACCTCGTGGACAGTACGACCCTTGCACTGTTAAGATTCAGGCAGGGTGGATTTTTGCGTTTGCCGTCAGACGAGCCAGATGAAGTATTTAGCTTCTTCAAATCACGCAAACGCGCCGCTTATTACTAAGGACAAAGAATGGATATCGCCAAGGCGTTGTATCAGGCCCCACAAGGACTAGACCAATTAATGGGTGGGGAAGAGGAGCCTATCGAGATTCAGATTGAAGATCCCGAGTCAGTAAACATCCGCATGGGTGACACTCAAATCTTCATAGAACCAGAAGAGGATGAGGATGAATTCAGCAAAAATTTGGCTGAAGACATGGACGAAGGTGAGTTACAGAAACTTGCCGGTGATTTGATTGATGACTTTGATACAGATATCTCCAGCCGTAAAGATTGGATTCAGACGTACGTAGACGGTCTGGAACTCTTGGGTTTGAAGATCGAAGAGCGCATGGAGCCTTGGCCCGGAGCATGTGGGGTGTATCACCCGTTGCTTGCAGAATCCGTTGTTAAGTTCCAAGCCGAGACAATGATGGAGACCTTCCCCGCTGCGGGGCCGGTCAAGACCCAGATTATTGGGAAAGAGACTCCAGAGAAAAAGAAAGCCGCAGAGCGAGTTCGTGACGACATGAACTATCAGCTTACGGATGTAATGAAAGAGTATCGCCCAGAACACGAACGGATGTTATGGGGCCTAGGGTTGGCAGGTAATGCCTTCAAGAAAGTATATTTTGACCCATCGTTGAATCGACAAGTGTCGATGTACGTGCCAGCCGAAGATGTGGTGGTCCCGTATGGCGCGTCGAGCCTTGAGTCTGCGGAGCGCGTTACCCATGTGATGCGTAAGACCCCAAACGACATTCGTCGGCTTCAGCACGAGGGGTTCTATCGGGACGTTGAGTTGGGTGAGCCTACCCGGACGATGGACGAGGTAGAGAAGAAAATTGCTGAGAAGTTAGGATTCCGTGCCACCGAGGATAACCGGTTCAAACTCTTGGAGATGCAGGTAGAGCTTGACCTGCCGGGGTACGAGCACGAGGACGACGGAGAGCAGACTGGGATCGCACTGCCGTACATCGTCACGATGGAGAAGAATACAAACACCATCCTAGCGATTAGGAGGAATTGGAATCCCGACGATGAAACGCAACAAAAACGCGCTCATTTCGTCCATTATCCGTACATTCCGGGATTTGGATTCTACGCATTTGGTCTTATCCACCTTATTGGTGCTTATGCTAAGTCTGGTACTAGCATTATTCGGCAGCTTGTTGATGCTGGCACTCTCGCAAACCTCCCCGGCGGATTCAAAACCCGTGGGCTTCGTACCAAAGGAGATGACACACCCATCTCTCCGGGAGAGTTCCGCGACGTAGATGTACCAAGCGGTACGATCAAAGATAACCTGATGACGCTCCCGTATAAGGAGCCAAGTCAGACTTTGATGGCGTTGCTTCAGCAGATCATTGAAGAAGGCCGTAGGTTTGCGGGTTCGGCTCAGCTTGAGATCTCGGACATGTCCGCTCAAGCCCCGGTTGGGACAACGCTTGCTATTCTTGAGCGCACTCTGAAGATGATGAGTGCAGTTCAGGCGCGTATTCACTACGCGATGAAGCAGGAGTTCAAGCTGCTCAAAGACATTATCAGGGATTATACCCCTGATGAATACAGCTATGACCCAGAAGAAGGCGACCGTAAAGCCAAGCAGTCTGACTACGATATGGTGGACGTTATCCCCGTGTCGGACCCCAACGCGGCGACGATGGCTCAGAAGGTTGTTCAGTATCAGGCTGCTCTACAGCTTGCTCAGGGAGCACCTCAGTTATACGACTTGCCGCTATTGCACCGTCAGATGTTAGAGGTTCTGGGGATTAAGAATTACCAGAAGCTGGTGCCGATTGAAGATGAGATGAAGCCGCGTGATCCAGTCACGGAGAACCAGAATATTCTCCGAGGCAAACCGGTCAAAGCGTTCATGTACCAAGACCATCAGGCGCATATTCAGGTGCATATGTCGGCCACGCAAGATCCGAAAATCATGGAGATTATCGGCAAAGACCCGGCGCTGGCGCAGAAGGTTCAGAGTGCCATGTCCGCACACATTGCGGATCACTTGGGTATGGAGTATCGCAAACAGCTTGAGCAGCGCATGGGTATGCCGTTACCTGCGTACGAGGATGACCGCGACGAAGAAATGATGCCACCAGAAATGGAGGTTCAGGTCTCGCAGATGGCGGCGCAAGCGGCTCAGCAGTTGTCGCAGCAGAACCAGCAAGAGGCTCAGAACAAGAAGAATCAAGAGATGGCTCAAGATCCGCTCATCATGCTCCAGAAGCAGGAGTTGGAGATCAAAGCCAAAGATCTTGAGCGTAAAGCCAAGAAGGATAGCGACGACCTGCAAGCAAAAATGGCCCAGCTTCAGGTTGAGGTTCAGCGGTTGCAGGCCCAGCACGAGTTGGAGCAGCAGAAGATCGATTTGCAGCATGAGGTTGAAGGGGCTAAGACTGCGCTCAAGATGTATAGCGAGCAGAGCCAGCGAGAAGCTCAGCAGGAGCAGATGGGGCACTCAGCGGGTATTGACCTCATGAAACACCGTAATCAGCTAGAACATCAACGTGAGACTGAGCGTGAGAGGCGCGCGCACGAGTACACGAGTGCCAAAGAAGAGCGCGACCATCAATCTCAACAGAAATCTAAACCTAAAGATGAGAAAGCTAAATGAGTTATGAGCTTCATAAGGCCGTGACGTTATTGGCTAAACGAATTGACGATAAAGTCAAACATCTCGAAGAGTCGCTAGGCGCGAAAGCAGCTAGGGATTACAACGAGTACTCGGGGATGTGTGGGGAAATTACAGGTCTCCTCACCGCTAAGTCCTACATGAAAGACCTGACGCACGATATGGAAGAACTTGATGAGTGAAGAAAAGGCAACACAATTGCCCAAACCCAGCGGCTACAAAATCCTTTGTGCCATTCCTGAAGCAGAGAAAGAGTACGAGAGTGGCATCATCAAAGCTGATGAAACTGTTCGGTACGACGAACTGCTGACTACCGTCCTGTTTGTGGTCTCTATGGGACCAGATTGCTACATGGACAAAGCCAAGTTCCCCACTGGGCCTTGGTGTAAACAGGGTGATTTTATCCTGATCCGCCCAAATGCGGGTACACGTTTAGTGATTCACGGGCGCGAGTTCCGAATCATTAACGACGATAACGTCGAGGGGACGGTTGACGATCCTCGCGGCATCAAACGTAAATAAGGACTAGCCATGTCTAAATTTGGTGAAGACTACAAGTTTCCCGACGAAGCCGAAGATAAAGTTGAAGTCTCCGTAGAAGGGGATGTAGATATTGAAGTAGATATTGTTGATGATGCTCCCCCAGAGGATCGCAACGTCAACCCTTTGCCTGAAAACATCAAGGATGATCTCGAAAAAGCTGATGAGTCAGCCGAGTACTCCAAGAATGTGAAGCAGAAGTTTACGCAGTACAAGAAGGCTTGGCATGATGAACGCCGAGCTAAAGAGGCTGCGCTACGTGAACAGCAGGAAGCACTTGCTGCGGCACAGCGGATTCTTGATGAAAACAACAGGCTGAAGAATATTCTTCATAACGGCGAAAAGGAGTTGATATCCACATATCAGACTACCGCTGAGATGGAGTTGGACAAAGCAGAGCGTAATTACCGGGAGGCGTATGATTCCGGGGATTCCGATAAACTGCTAGACGCCCAAAAAGAAATTACTCGCGCCCAGCTTAAACTGGATAAAGCGAAAAACTTTCAACCTACTGTACAGCCGCAACAAACCGATGTACAGTATCAACAACCTGCCCAACAGCAGTTAGATCCAAAAGTTGCAAACTGGGTTTCAAACAACCAATGGTTTGTCGATCCTAATAAGCGTGCCATGCGCCGGTATGCTGAAGGAATTCACGAGGATCTTGAATCGCGGTTTGGTAGAGGGTATATTGGCACAGATGAATACTATGCTAGTATCGACAAAGAAGTAAAAGCTAGATTCCCAGAAGAATTTGGTTCAACTTCAAAAAACGGGGCAAGTCCTCGTACAAAGTCGAGCACGGTGGTAGCGCCGGTTAAACGCAGCACTGCTCCCAAATCAGTAGTCCTGACGCAAAGCGCCGCAAATATCGCCAAAAAGCTTGGCATTACTCCTCAGCAATACGCTAAGGAATTTTTGAAATTGGAGGCCAAAAATGGCTGAAAGTCGACTTGAACGCGAGATGACCGTTAGGACTGAGCAAGAGCGCCCCAAAAGCTGGCGACCTGCTGAGACTTTGCCGGAGCCGGATAAACAGCCGGGATACGCGTACAGATGGGTTCGTACAGCTACTTTGAATGAGCTTGACCAACGTAATATCTCGGGAAAACTCCGCGAGGGTTGGGAGCCTGTGGCAATTGAAGAGCAGCCTAAATTCCGGTTTATGGTTGACCCAAATAGCCGCTTCAAAGACAACATTGAGATTGGTGGACTATTGCTTTGCAAGACCCCCACGGAATTTGTTCAGCAGCGTGCAGATTACTTCGCGGACATGACCCGCAAGCAGACTGAGGCTGTAGATAATAATCTAATGCGCCAGAGCGACCCGCGTATGCCTTTATTCCAAGAACGGCGTTCGTCGGTGAGCTTCGGTAAAGGTACTTAAATTTAAGGAGCTTTAAATGGCTTATCCGATTGTCAATGGCCCGTATGGGTTAGTGCCGATCAACCTAATGGGCGGTACTCCGTTCGCAGGTTCGACTCGGATGATTCCGATTGCACAAAACTACGCGACTAACATCTTCAACGGTGACGTTGTTGGTCTGTCTGGTGGTAATGCAGTCATCACCCCTTACAACGCTAATAGCTCGTCTGCTGCCGCAGCGGGTAACATCGTTGGCGTATTCTTGGGCACCCAGTACCCCGGTACTAGCCCTATCCTTGGTAACCTGCAAGCGCAGTATTACGCGGCTAGCAACAATCAGCCCGGAATGATTGCGTACGTGATGGACAACCCCACCGCGCTGTTCAAAGCGTGCGTTCTGGCTCAGGCTCAAGGCTCGGCTAATACGCAAGCTAACACCAGCACGACGGTTGGCTATATGTCGCCTCGGTTCGTTGGAACGAACGCCTTCCTCGTCGCCGGTAACACCGGTAGCACGACGACTGGCAACTCGGCAATGGGTGTGTCCGGTGCTAACCCCACCGTGTCTAGCTCGGTAGCTGGGAATATCGTTCAGACGGTTGGCACCGGCTCGGCAACTTCGCCTTGCTTGCGCGTTGTTCAGTTGGTTCAGGAAAGTGCTGTTGTAGTTGGCACCACCCTGACCAGCAGCCCATCGAACGCGACCACGTTTACCGTTGCTTCCACTACCGGTATCCAGCCCGGAATGGCAGTTACGATTGGCGGCACCGTGTACTCGGGCGCAAGCACCGCACCGTTCCCAACGCTTTCAACCTTGGTTGTTACCGGTGTTGTTACCAGCACTTCGACCATCACCGTTAGCTCGGCAGTGACCGCCACTTCTGGCGCAAGCGTGTCGTTCGTTGGTTTCCCAGAAGTGATCGTTGGCTGGAACTTCGGTTA